TGAGGAGGATGAGCTTTCGGCTTTACGTACGCCCCAATGCATTCCAAGAATGCCGTGGTGTTCAAGAAAGTTATCTACTCTATTGAAATCGGTCATTCGAATTCTCCCTTATTGGCTTTCCAAGCAATGTAGGCATCCATAAGGGCTGCTACGTTGTCGATCTTTTGTTCATTACGCTTCTTGTAAAGCTTGCGATTACCATTGGTATCTTCAATGGTAATACAGTTTCCCATTGCGAAGGTCATGAGCTTCTCATCAAACAGCAGCATTCCTTCTTCGCTGAGCTTCTTAAGCTCTCCAAGGGGGACGGATTCCGTACGAGCACCCTGAATTACCTTTTCGATACCATAAGGACCGTTTTCGGCAGCGTATCGCTCAATGAACTCCTTGGCATTGTACGGGTCATATCCGAATGCACGAACGTCGTATTTAAAGGTTTCAATGTGACGATCAAGATCCTCATAAACTTGCATCATATCAAGGGTGATACCCTCAAATATATGAAGACTTCCCTCGTTGATGAATTCATCGTACTTGGCACGCATAGCACCAGGAAGTTTATCAAGAGTGTTCTTGGTAATGTAGCTTCTGGTTTTGATTCCAAAAGCGCCATCTCTAAGGGGGAATAGGAATGTGAATGCGCAGAAGTCATCACCCTGTGACAAGTCCGCGCCCAAGGCACAAACCATTCCAAAAAAGCGTTGATCTCTCTGTGGTTTGGCTATGGTTTCTTCATAAGTGAAGTAGAACGTAAAGCCTTCCATAGGAATGCCAAAACGCTTAGCCAAGATATCATTTCGAGCTGCGGGGTTGTTCTCGGCTCTCTCAACATCCATCTGATAGACATCATAAGAAACAGTCAAACCAATGTTTGGCTGAGATTTAGGCCACATCTCAGGATGAGCGACTTCGTCTATTGTATCAAGTTTGTAATGCCAGATGGAAACATGAGGAGCATCTTGTTCACCCCGTAGAATGCTTCCCAATTCCATTTTGATTGTGTCGCCAACGCCATTACGAACGGTGCCCTCGGAGCTGATAGCTACAATAATGTAGTCATCCAGCTTAGATGCGCCCTGCTCGATTGCCCCGACAACGTCTTCTCGAACGTCCCCAGAAAGCCATTCATCAACGGTGTTAATTTTGGTTCGAAGGCCTTGAAGTTTGTTGATCGACATAGGACGGACCTCAAGAAGAGAATCCGTAAGAAAGTTCTGAATACCTTTCTTGGTCGACGCGAGCTTCTGTCGAAATGCCCGAGAGCCCGTAGTATTCTGCATCGAGCCCTCAGTGAGGAACTTAAACAACGGTCCAGGAGATCTTGTGATGGCAGTTCTGAAAGGCGACATAACCTCTTCAGCTTGCTTCATCGTTGGAGCCGTTGTTATCTGATGCGTAGTATCCGTGTCTATGTTCAAGAAGTATGCTTGAATACAAAAGGCATACATAGACTTCGCAGCCCCACGAGCAACAATTAAATATTGTTTCAGAGTGAGACGCTTCTTGATCAACTTCGTCTCGTAGTGACCACCGTGGTTCTCTGGGGTCGGAACGTAGACTTGTCTCTCGACGAAGTAATACCATGACAGAAGCTGTTCAGCCCACAACTTGAACGTCTCAAGCATGTGAAACTTACTGCCATCAGTTAGCGTTAGTTCATTCTCGCAATAGGCAATAAAACCGTCAATGGCTTTATCGTCGTAGTAATAGAAGGGGTTGGCAATGAGCGCATCGATGCGGTGCATCTCGAGATCGATTTCCTTGCATACGGGAATCTCTCCGCGAAGAACTTTTTCACGGAATTCGCCATAGTATTTCGGCGTAGCCGTATTCGACAGGACCACTGCCAACCTCCTTTCTATTACAGCACTGTTGACATGATTGTTTGCGCGGCTTTAACAGCGATTTTATCAAGGTACTTACGTCCTACCGCCCGAGCCGCTTTGCCGGCGGGACTGTTGTAGGTACCATACAAGGCGGCACCAGTGCCAATCGCAGCGATGATGGCTTTGGTAGCTTTTTGACCCTTCTTTACCGTAGAAGGGTTAAGCTCCTTGTACTGCTTTTCGGCCTGCAATCTCTTGTTGACGGACTGCAATTGCTGAGTGCTCAACTCAGAAATATGCTTCTTTGTCAGCTCATGCGTTTGGGCATGTTCCGGATGCACTTCACGAGAAGGCTTAGGATTGTGTGAACCTTCCGTTCTTCCTGGAAGATGACGCCCCCAATGCATTCCGAGGACACCATAATGTGCCATCCATTTGTCAACTTTATCGAAATCAGTCATAGTCACCTTCTTTCTACATTGGGGAGGCTGCGAATATAGCCATTTGTTCAGCGGTTAGAGCTTCTGCGAACATGCGAACGTCATTAACTACACCTTGATTTGGCTTGGTATCTGTACCACCAGCCGAAATGAAGCTGATAGTGCCAAGAGTACCAGTTCCAGTCACGTCCGATTCTTCAACAAGAAGGCCTCCAACATACAGTTGAAGTTTACTCGTCGAGAGAACCGCGCCAATTTTTAGGATTTGACCCGTAATAGTCAAACCATAAGGAGTGGTATCCGTCGTAGATCCGCCAGAGTCATGGGCTTCAACCTGCAGAGACGTGGAAGTTGGTCGATAAATCGTGAGATAGGTACTACCATCGGAAGATTTAATCTCTAGAAGATCGCCAGTTCCCGTTAGATTAATAGCTTTTACCGTACACATAAGCGTGCCGGTTCGCGAAGCCGTTAGTAGCGTATGGCCTGATGAATATACCGCAGGATTAGACGCATCGCCAGAAGCTCCTTTAGCATGCGGCGGATTTCCAGTGACCCAACCACTAGCCGAAGCAACGCCGTTATGCCCATTTCCAGACAAGTCGTTAACGACGGTTCCAGTACCTTCATCAGCAGGCCATGCCAGGATTGGAAATGGAAGTTGACTAGCGACGTCTCCTCTCACGATCCAAGTGTCTGTAGCAGTCTTTCTAAGCACCACCGTAGAATACTGAAGACGCGTTCCAAGCTTACCTTCTGGAGAATGCAAGCTAACACCAGCTCCCGGAGCTAGGAGAATTTGGCCGGCGGCCTGCTGAGTAATCTCAATTTCGGTACCGACGGGAAAAGGGACACTAGAATTTGGCGGCACAGTTACCGTACTTGCAACTCGAGGAGAAAGATCTACTGCATTTTGAGCATCTGCTAGCACAAGTGAATAACTCGAGCTTTGAGAGTTCGGAAGAACCAATCTCTTTGAATCAGCATAAGCTTTTGTTATAGTATCGCTGGATCGCGAAGCCACCGCTCCAAGATCTCGTCTTGCCACGAGGCAATCTCCTAACCAGTAACGACTACTCGGTATTGTCCCGTAGTGGGAGCAGTCGCGAAAGAAAGCGTGACTACCGTAGTTGAGGTGAGCACAACATCCACATCTACTTCCTCGCCGGTTGAGATCTCGTACACCGAAACATTGATGTCCTTAGTCCCAAGGTTGTGGGTGATGTCTGCAGATGTCGCACCAGAAGGGACGTCGATTGCATACTTACGTGCAATGCCAATAGTAGCGAGCTGTGACGGATCGATCGAAAGGCCAGAACCATCTACAGCAAGACCACCAGACGGTTTGGGGACTGCCGAGAAGCTAGACCCGGTAAGCAGCAGACCGTTTCCAGCCATATACGCAGTGCCGCCACCAACTTGTGCGAAGACCAGAGCCGTTGTATCTGGCGTAGGTGAATCAGCAGTTTGCGTAAACGCCTGGTTCTTGTTTACCGTTCCGGCTACTACGAACACAGTAGCCGACTGCAAGTCCGAAGGACTGTTAGCATCTTCTGCACGCGTAGGAGCACCTGATGCATTAACAGTATAGATGCCGTTCTCGGATCCGGTAGTCTGATCTTTTACAAGAATTCGCATACCGGTGACAAGCGTAACGCCGTCCACAACCTGACCGTTGGCATATGCCGTAGCGAGAGTACCATTAGTAGTGGTTGCAGCGTCGACCGGCATTTTCCATGAAAGGCCGTTTACTGCATTGTCGACGTAATTCTTAGTTGCTGCATCAGTGGGCGCTGACGGATCCGCGAAATTAATACCTCGCTGATTGTTGTTGTCTACACCCTTTACAATTTTGCGTGCCATGTCAAGCTCCTATGTGAGAACGGCAAACCCTGCCGTTGGGTTTGGGAATTCGACGGTCACTGAAGTATCAGTAGCCGTAACGTCGGCATCAACTTCCTCACTGTCAACATACACAGATACTACAGGAATTCTGTGCAGAGCATGAGCAAACGTCCAGGTTGACAAAGGAATAGACTGTGTAAACAGCTGGCCATCTGCGACAGGGTTGTCGTTTAGATATTCTTCCACTGCCTCAGCCACGTCTTCCGGAGAAATTGTTCCACCGTCTCCATTAGAAGGAGGATACGTAAATGTATCAGCTTCGACCTCGAGTCGCCATTCCATCTCTTTGATTTGCTCAGAGAAAGATGTAGTAGCAAACCCAGTAGCGGGAGGATCGAACAACAAACGGACGCGAAGATAGATGTACGACTTGACCATGTTGAGGCCATTCTTACCAAGAATATAAGAATCCCATGTGGTCGTGTTATCCTCGATTCTAAAGCCGTCATCTGGACCAACGCCCAGCTGCTTAAGAGTCGAGAACACCGTATTAATATGAAGCATGATGTCCTGGTCAAAGACGGCATACTCCGATGGAATATTGAGAACATGCTTAATGTCATCAAGAATGCTACCAGTAGTCATTCTAACCTCCTTTCTTTTACCAGAGCTTAGTGTCGCCAGGACGCCGTTCAATTGGCGGCTGGGCTAAAAGCGACTTATCACCGTAGTGGATCGCGTTATGCGTCATGTGGGTAGTAGTGATCAAATACTCAGGATCTAAAATATCGGGATCACCTTCATCAAGATCCTCTAAACGAATTGGATTCATGTGATGAATGATGATACGATCAAATATCTCATGACCCTCAACACCCAAATCAAGACCCAGGTCTCTGACTATTACGGCGTGTCTGATGCGCTTCCATTCTACAGATCTGTAGAATTGTTGATTAATCCAACGATCGAATCCGAAAGTGGATTCGCCAACGCTGGCTCTGAGCTGAAGATAGTCGTATCGAGACTCAAAAGTGTGAAACCCAAGAAGTTCGCTATAAGATCTAACTCTTCTACTCAATTTCAGTCTCCCTGGATGGTTGATAGCCTCGGAAGGCATCCATAGCATCCCGATAAAGCTCTTCAACTCGTGCTTCGGATTCCAGGCGATCGACTTGTGCTTCTCTAAGCTTAGCCTCTTGCTCTAGTTTTAGACGTTCGAGTCTAGTTTGCTCTGTTCCCCATTTGAGAATACTCGTAATGACCTGTGATGAAGCATTACCAGAAAGAAGCTGGTCCTCGGCCACTTCAAATGCCAAGTCGACTAGTCGATTCTCTCTACCTTGAGGGGTTCTTGCTGGTGGTCGTTTTGCACTGGGATTTTCATCCCTACGTGAAGCCACCATACTCATCACCTCCTTGGTCAGTTATAGCAGTCTCCAATCATGTACTAGGACGAGTATTAGCCTGTCTAAACACCTCGGTCGTTGGCTTTGTTGAATCGAACTCTGCTTGCTCTGCAGCTGTAAGAATAATGTTGCTTCGATTCACAACCTGCATGAAGAGGTTTCTTAGGATGGTTATCTGATTAGATTGAACATCCTTAGTGTGCTCTAGATTTTGCACTCTGTCTGAAAATTCTTTATTAAGTGCTTCAGCTTTGGAAACCGCTTCTTCTGCGCGATTGAGTAGATCTTGATATGTTTTAATTTGAGCGGCCGTTCCAGAAAGCACAACCGACGTCTCATCAAGGTTTAGCTTTTTGTTAGCATTCTTTCGATTCAGCAAAAACGCTAACGTTATAGGAACCACGATAGTAATGAAGGTTACTGCTACGGTACTCCAGCTGATGTCATCCCCAGTCATCGGCTATCCCCTGCCTGTTTTATCAAAGTAACATAGATAAAGATTATGCGAGAAATAGGGATGACCAAATGCGAAAGATTCAGTATGAATGCTACTCCGTGAGGTCCATCTCCTTGTAAAAACGCATAACCCACGAAAAATTCATAGATTGCAACCAACGTTACTAACGAGGAAGCCGAATACATTTCAAGTCTAGCTAGCTTTGGAAAGTATAGCGCTCCTATGAATGCCAAAAATGAAATTGGTGCGATAAGGAGCGAAAAGAAAGTTTGTGCAGTATCGCCTTGAAAATTTATGATCGTTGGAATAGAACCAAAAATGGCGGCAACACCCCACGCACTGTAAATTAAATACAGTGTAGCTGCTGATCTATGAAACAGAACGGCGAGAACCTTGTCGGGCAACCATTCTTTTCCGATAGGATTAAAAACTGTCTTACTGATAAATTTATGCACTATCAATCCCTTTCAGCTTGTGATTGATACGGGATGTGATACAGACTCAGAAAGGAGCATCAAGACTGTACGCGCATTTCGGTACCCGAAGCCGATTCGCGCGCTCTTGAAAGGAGAAGGGCTGATGAATTTACCCTTTGTTGTGTCTTGATGCTCCCATCAAAGCCTGCAAGGCGCCCTATCAGTATTCTTTCGATAGGGCGCCTTGAGACTTAGACTTAACTTACTGACATGACTCACATTGCAGTTGATCCATCGGATCCTCTGGAACGAAGTACGTTTCAGTAGAGGTTGATTCATTTCCCACTAGAATGCCACCGCCTTGTGCCTAAAGACGCGACCGCGCCACTGCCACCACTGAGCGAAAACGGGCTGACCGTCAGCACTACCTCTGCGATAAACAGTTGTGAAACGCATGGGGACAATTTTGCTTAGAAAATATCGCATCAGAGCTGCTCCCAATTCTTCTGGTTTGCGGTCTGGAGGGATCCGCGCATCACAGGGCCAGGGACGTCGTTTCCAACGTATCCCCACTTTGCACGAAGCCAGCGAGCGATCGCAGCCCACATCACGGGACCGAGAACGTCATTGCCCGAGTACCCCCAGTTGGTGCGGAGGAACTGAGCGAAGCCTGCCGCTGATCCAGAACCCCAGTCGTTGTCGAGTGCTCCAGTGTACCCATAGAGCTTCGCGATCTTCTGGAGACCCTTTACGTCCGGAATTCCGAATGGGTTCTGAGCCGTAGGAGCTGGAGCGGCATTGACTGAATCCCAGTAACGCTGATGTGCAGTCTGAGTACCGGCGCCCCAGTCTCCATCAATCGCTCCAGTGTAACCCCAGTTCTGCTTGAGGAATGTCTGGTAGGTCTTGATGGCCGCGATGGTCTGTGGACCAAGGAGACCATCCTCCGCAAGTCCAGCGTTGAACTGTTTGTTGAGCCACTGCTGACGATTAAGAACGTCCTGGCTAAAACCGATCGTGGACGAACCGCCACCAACGAAGACCCAGTGCCAGTTCTCTCCAGATGCCTTGCCCTCTGCGTTGCTGAAACCAAATCGAGATGCGTTGTTGTCCAACCAATTCTTGACAGCCGAAGTGATAGCGACATCGACTGCGGTACCCCAGCCATGGTTAGATGTTCCAGGAACTGCGGCGACATTGCCACCGTGATTCTTGTACTGGTCATATGCATATTGCTGGGCAGACAAGCTTCGATAGCACGAGGGAATTCCATCGTCAGCCTCTGGCGCTAGACGAACTCCATCTTGGGCCGCTGCTGCGACCATGTTAGCCCAAGCAGCGGCAGTGCTCTTTTCGAGCAACTGGCCGGGGGCACCATTTGCAGCTTGAACAAGCTGACTTGTATCGAGTTGCCCATTACTTGACATTAGTTTGTGAGCCTTTCACTGGACTTTTTCCAGATTGTTTCCCCAGAATTTTCCCCCGGGGCATTTTTGAAG